GCGTGTTCAAAACCAGCATGACCGTGCATCAAAGGCCTATCTTCCGCATGGTGAATGTGTTTAAGTTCAGAACCTTGTTCAGATTCTTCCGTTAAGAATGACTTAAATGATAACATTGATTTCCTTACTAGATATGCAACACACTTTGGTTGCCGGTTTGCTTATTTATACAACTTCTCAACCTTTATGGTACAAACCGTTTCCAACGATTAAATTATTGGGTTAGATATATACGACCCAAAATTGTTGGATTTTAATTCCATTTGGTACCTTCAAAGTCTAGCCAGTAATTTGTCATTCTACCTTTACCCTCCATCAAATAAAATGGTAAAGTATGAACTAATCCTCTACTGGATCCATAGTATAACAGGTCTTTAGGTCCTCTGTCAAGAGCCCAAGCAAAATGGCTAGAACCAGTATCACCACCCACAAAGACTTCGGCTGTGGTAATGTGGTAATAATTCTGAACAAAATTGGTAGAATACCGCCAGCCCTCAAATGGGCAACTCTCGGTAGGTTCACCCTTTTTACATATTACTTTTTCATAGTCTTTATATTCTTCGGTAGAATATTTGGCAATAATCTGTTCATATACATTCTTTGGCCAGTTACGCCATTGATTGTATGGTGCATCAAATAATGGAAATACAGCAATCTTCTTTTCCATTGGTGCATTGTTTGGTATTTTTACCAAGTCACCAGATATATCTCTGAAATCCCAAACATTGACTTTTCTCCAAGGTAATGATTGTTCACCTGGTTCTGTTGAAAAATAGTTAGTCATCTTCAACATTATCTCATAGAATGTTTGGCAATGTGTGTCAGAGCTAACATTTCCAGGTTTCAAATGAAACTGAATCATTGGGTCATTGTTGATTTTTCGTATGTGTTCTAATACATTAGCAACACCAATCATATCACCATTTCGGACTGTGCCAAAGGTTCCTGGTTCAATATTGATAATCATAATAATTTTTGTAGTTCGTTTGCGTGAACCAATTTTGCTTTGCGATTGAGATAGAAATGTTTTTCAAATACTTTATTGATATCTTTTCCATCGTCCCAAGATACATTATCACCTACACGAAACTCTGGTTTCCAATCTTCTGCTTTCCAAACACAATATAGTGAAACATTACAAAGGTCGGCTAACATACCAACACCAGTAAAGTTGGTGATAAAAGGTTTTTTTAGATTTTTAATAATGTAAGCATTTTCTAACATTGGTCGGTTGAAATCAATAAATTCACAATCTTTTAAATGTGATAATACATGAGTTTCTCTACGAGTATCAATATTACCAATTGACCATCTATCACCAACATAATATGTGTCTTTCACAACAATATCATACTCTGGTGTTTTTACTGTGAAATCATCATCAACTCTAAATGTCATCTTATGATTATCTTTCATAAGGTTCTCATAACGACAAGTTTCAATTGGACGATTCGGATCACCTTTATCTTCTCTGATTGGCCAACTACTCATCGGTATTGCACCCATAAAGAATATGTCAGCATCAAATTCAACACTACTAAAAATATCTTGATACATTAAGAACTCTTTTAGTTCTTTGAACTTTTTCATTTCATGTTTAATAATTAAATCAAACTTACCATACGACTTACTGATACCAGAAAGAACGGGTAAACCATTCAAGAAGTCACCTAAGTTGGCAGTTCCATTAAGATATATTTTCATTCACTAAATTCCTTAAAAGCAACAAACCAATCATCAATAGAAACTTTATGTAGTTCAAATAATTCTGGCTTTTGTAGATATGACATTAACAATAAAGTTTGGTCATCATCTATTAAATTATTTTTAATTAACTCACCAACATTATGATGAACCAATTGTTCTAATACGGGCCACATATCTTTACCTGCAACAATACACGGTCCAGTAACATGAACATCATTATTGAAAATCACATCTTCAATGTAGGTGCCTTCTTTCCAATCTTTTAAATTGAAAAAATGAATCTTATCTTTATCAAAAGAATATTGCCATTTCTTTACATTATTACGAGTAGATTCTTCACGACAATAACCAAAATCTAACCATGCAATCAAATCTGTTTTTATTAGGTTTGTTTGCATGGCTTTCGTAACGAAAGATGATTTTAGTAAATTGACGAGAACGTAGTCAGCATTCCAGTATTCTGGATTTTTTACTTGCATGGGATTTATTTTGGCTTGATATTTTGGATCTTTTTGTACCTTAGTAATTTCTTCCCTTAGTTTTTCAAAACTGTTAGGGAAATCAAGCGCTAGAATTTCTGTTGGTCTATCTTGTCTTATAAACTTTATGTCATTTATAAATTCTTTTGATGTATAGACGACCATTGGATTGTCAAGCTTAGCCATATGACTAAACCTGTCAAAGTAAGTTTTGTTGGTTCTGTGTAAATAATGAGGCAAACCTTTATCTGGTGTCCAATCACCACGACCAATATCAAAGAAAGCGGTAACTATTGTTATGTCATTCATATTTTTCTAGCCACAAATAATATACTATTATATTCTTTTTTAGTGTTAATGTCAAGCGTTGCATACTGAAAATCATTGGTTAATTTATCACTATATTCTTTACCATAAGAAATATTTTCCACATCTTCAATAATCAAAACACCACCTTGATTTAATTTAGGTACATATAAATCTAAAAATTCTAAATGGCTTTCTTTTGTATGTGGACCATCATCAATAATTATATCAAAATTAGGTAAAGCTTTTACTAAATCTGGATTATAACCACTCGCTTTATATAATTTTATTCTATTATTACCAGCTGTAGATGTTTGGCATCTATGAAACCGGCCATCTTGGCCATTATCTACACCATATATTGTTGCGTATTGAAAATAGTCGGACCATAATAACAAACTACCACCGGATGCACAACCAATTTCTAAAATATTAACTGGTTTGTTTTTATATTTTTCAAATTCAAAAGTATAAAATTTACTTATATAACCATGTGTTGGATATTCTTTATCTGTGTCCAAATATCTGTGACGATTTTGTTCATACTGTTCTAAAAGTAATGACATCATCACCCTCAGGCCAATAATACTTTTTGTAGTTATTGATTATTTCAATATGTTCTGGTTGTTCTTCTACAAACTTATCAAAATCAAAACCTTTTTGGTGCTGGTGTGTATCCGTCAAATATGAATTAACACTATAATCTTTTCCACACAACATATAGTAAACTACCATGTAACAGTCCATAAAACCTAGTGGATTATATTGTTGTTGAAAAGTATCATGATTCTTTTTAAACCAATCAATTACTCGGTCATAATTTTCTAAAAAGGTAGAAACTTTAAAAATTGAACCTCCACCACAACCATATTGATTTGTCAAAGGTCGTTTACCAGAAAACTCTGTAATACTATCAATAATGTTATCAGGAATAATATTACCAACTTTGATGTTCCAACCAGCCATCTCCCAATCATCTTTTACTGTAATAGGAGATTTCTTAATCCAAACATCATCTTCAACCATCATTATATGAGATGTGTAAGTCTGTTCACAGGCAAATTTAAATCTTTCAAACCAAATCAATACCTTTTCTAAATTATAACTTGGATAACCAAGTTTATCTTCAAAGTATTGGTAATGACAATTAAATTTTTGAGCAATATCAGATAAATCATCTGCACAATCTGAACCTAAAAAATAGTAATCAAAATGATGTTTACGGATATTCTCTACAATTTTTTCTGTTGATACTCTTTTACCAGCAGAAGCCAAATGAATAAATGATATAGATGCCATTACATTAATCTTTCAGACCAAGTTTTAGGAGTTTTATCGGTAACAATTTCCAATGGATAAGCATAGTCAAATGGTTTAGGACCTTTTGCTTTAATATAATCAACTGTTTCTTGTATAGATTGTTGTAGTGTTGTTTTGGTTTCATAGTTCAATAACCAACGGGCCTTATCAGCAGAACAATCTGCGTGTTTCACTTCTCTTGGCCTATCTTGCATATGAATTGCCTCACCAGTGAAACCTGTTGCATCTGCTACCAGTTTAGAAAGTTCTTTAATTGTAACTGTGCCATCATCAGGCCCAATATTAATAATCTGACTGACAACTTTAGGATCAAGTGCCATTTTTTCTAAAGAACCAACACAGTCATCAACATAAGAGAAACAACGGGTTTGTTGGCCATCACCATAAATGATTGCAGGCAGGCCACGCAGATTACGATTAATCATAATACTCATTACATTACGGAATGGGTCATCATATTTCTGACGAGGACCAACAATGTTATGTGGCACAGCAATGTTCCATTCCATGCCATGAGTTTCACAGAGAATCTTTAATACATCTTCACCAGCAACTTTAGCGACACCATATGGGTCAACTGGTTGTGGTGTCATATCTTCGGTGAAAGGATGTGGTTGATTACCATATCGTGCCATTGATGTGCAATATACAAATCGTTTTACTTTGTTTTGAATGGCAGCAGAGATTGTTGCAACAGAAGCCTCAAAGATATTTTTGGTAATGAAACTAGGACTGAATACAGACAAACCTTCATGTGCTGTAGCGGCAGTATGAATGACAACATCACAACCTTCCATAATGTAATTCATCTTGTCTATATCACAACAATCTACAACATATAGTGTTGCTTTCTTAGGCACATTGTCACGATAACCACCAATCAAGGTGTCGTTACCAACAACTTCATGGCCAAGTTCTAACATTCGGTCAGCCAAGTGGCTGCCAAGAAAACCTGCTATTCCTGTAATAAAAATTTTCATGTTAATCTCTTTAAAATGGTTAATCCATTATTATTAGTTCTACGTTCAACTAATTGCCACTCAGGATGAGAATCAATGAATTCTTGAACTGCTGGCCAAATACCTTTACCACCAAATTCACCTTGGTCGGCAAATAATGTTGTATCGTGAAATAAAAGATATTTACGAACTTTACCTGCGTGTAATTCTAATTCTTTTTGTACCTGTTCATAGATATGTAGACTGTCCACCAGCATCAAATCGGTTTCTGCAATTTCAACCTTACGAGTATCATCAACATGAAGTGTTACATTACGGCCAGCATTCCTGGCTTCATCAAAAAACTCACGAATGCCAGGTAAAGGCATAAACTCATAACTGTGTAACTCAACATCATGGCGTAGAAAAGCACGAGTGCTTTGAGCCCAACCAACACCAAGTTCCGTTACATGATTACATTCTGAAGTTAAAACCGATATTGTTGGTAAGTGTTCGTGTATGTCTGTATCTCTTTCACAGGCATCTTGATATTCTTTTTCAAAGTCCATTATTCTGTCCTAAAAGTTAATAGTTCTTCTTGTTGATATTTTTGTTTAATATGTTCTTTCCATACAGGCACTCGGTCATATTGATGAACAATTGTAAATGGTCGACCTAATGATGTTTTAACAATACCATCTTCAAACTTTGGTTCTGGTTCCAATAAATGTGGTCTAAACGATTCAATCTTAGATGGGTCAACTGTTGTGCCAGCCTGACAAGCCCAACCATCCAATTGTTTGGCAAAGTAAGTTACACCTTTGAATGGCTGTGTTTGAATCAGAACATTGTAGACCGCTTGGTCACAAATAGGAATAGGTCGGTTGATTGCATTGAACAGAATGTTGAACACCATATCTTTTACATATTCAGATACACCGCCGATTGTTCCTACATTGTATATCTCATTGTCTTTGAACTGCTCATGAACATATGGTCCATAGGCTTGCATAAGATTCTCATTACCCCATGGTTCGTCTTTGTATTTTAAACCTTCAGAACCAGCAACCAATTTCTTAGCTTTGAGGTTCAATTCCAACCATGTGATTGGATCGGTTTGAAAGTAAACATCTTTGACATCTGTGGTCACCACATGATTGTAATTCTGCCAAGTGTTTTTGAGAAAATCATAAATTGTAAGAAAACGAGCCACATGAACTGGTGCTTTGATATCACGCATCTTAATGATGATGAAATTTCGTTTGATTAATTCACCAATGGTTTCTTGTGAGGCATTACCAACAACCATGGCTTTATCACCAGTAAAACCACATTCATCAATTGATTCAACCCAAGGTTTTAATTGATTGTAATTATAGTTTGTAAATGCACCGATTATTAGGCTCTTTTTCGCCATGGGTATTCTCCATTATATTTTTCATTCATTACTTTATTACCATTTTCAAAGAATTCTGCATTGACAGAACCTTTACCGCCATCTACTCTATAACAGGTTGTATATTCACCTGTGCAATAGAATTTAGGAAAGTGTTTTGTGATTGCCTGTAGAAATACTCTATCTTGTCCCCAACCACCATGCCAAACACTTGCAATTTTATTTGCTACTTCTGTTTTAATGAAGTAACAATTGGTATCTATATGATTAACTCCATGATATGTTGGCCAAATACCTAATGATTCACAGTCATCAAAACAAACAAATTTACCTTCTTTATTATACACTTGTCGTAGTGAGTAACACCAGTCTAAACTTCGTGTGTTGATTGTCTTAATACATTGTTCAACATGAGACCGATATAACCAATTGTCTTGGTCAAGATAACCAACATATTCTGTATTAACTAGATGTGTGAATGCTGCATAGACACGGTGACCATAAAATCCTTTGGCACCGACATTGATTGGTAGAGAACAAATGTGAACTCGTATATCATCAACAGCCGAACCCAACACTTCTAATGTTTTGTCCATGTGTTCATCACCATCAATGACAACATAACATTCTGTAGGATGAGTTTGATTCAAAACGGATTCAACGGCAGTTTTTACCTCTGGTGATCCAGTGGTTGGTATAATCACAGTAGCAGACATAATTTAATCTCTTGTTAGTTTCAGTATTCTCTCTATTTGTTTCTCTATAATTGGTTTACGATTCGGCCAATATATGTATTCTTTCTCTCCAGTAGAATGTAACTTCTGAAGAAAAGGAATAATCATCTTTTCTACTTCAGCCAAACGAGTTTTATAATCGTCTGCTGTTTCGGCTGTCTTATTAACGACAGCATTATATTCTGCTTCCGATACAGCAGAGAAACCAAAGTCATCTTCAACATTGGCGTATTCTTTCATTACTCGGTCAAAGTCTACTAGTCCCATATTTTATGCACCTTTTGCTATAACAAATTTAGAAGAATTTTTTTGACGAGAAGTTGCATATGCATATACCCATCTTGTAAAAGCAGCAGCACGTTCTTCATTTGAAAGAAATTTAATTAAATATGGCATAACAACATTCGTGACCAATTCAGCACTAAGTTGGCCAACCTCTTTATCATATTCTTCTCTTATTGGACCTTTTGATGGAGCTCCATCTTTTTCATACTTCTCTCTAATTGGTTTCTTTTGTTTTTGAAAATTAGTAGTTGCTTTATCTAACTTACTTTTAAATAAAGTACCAAATCTTCCTCTTTTCGGATCACAGAGGTTTAATATACTTTCAATTTGTCCCGTGCCTAGTCCACCAGCTTTGGCTTCAGCACCCTTAATTTGTATTTCACCTCTAAAAGTTCCTCCAGAATTACCTGATGGGTCATGTCTAAAAAATACATAATCGGATTTATCTTTCGAAAGATATGCTTTTAAATCTCTTGCAGCCGGTTTTTGTTCTTTAGTATCATATGGTCGCCAATTACTAAGGCCACCAAAAGAAACTTTATTTATTTTAGCTTCTTCTGACGCTCTAACAAAATTAACTTTTTCCAATTTAACTGTTTTTGTGGTCTTTTTCAAAGATAATGGTAACAATTGGCCAGATTTAATCAAATTACTTATGAAATTATTTAAACCATCTTTACCTAAAAAAGTTAAACCTTTTTTATTTTTAATAAGAGTTTCAATATCTTTTTCAGCTTTTTTTGTTGCTAGGTAAATATCAGCTGGACTCCATTTATTTAAATTTCCAAAAGGAACTTGAGCTTCACCTTTTGATATACCATCTCTTAATTCTTTTTGATTTTTGTTTGCTTCAGAGAATAAAATTTGTATATTATTCATAATCTTATTATCTTTATGAGCGTAAAATATTTTTGTAGCAGATATTCCTTCATCTTGAACATAACGAAACTGTGAACTTATTGTGTTAATTTTAATAACTAAGTATTTACCAATTAATATAGATGACTTAAACCAACCAATTGCCACCTTATCTTTAATGCTAGAACCAGTTAAGAATTTTTCAATTTCTGGAAATGAGGCTTCTCCAGATTGAACATATTTTTGAAACAAAGTTTTAATAGGTGCACGAGGATATTTCTTAGACCAATTAATGGAAAATTTCTCATATGTATTATTATTTTCATCATCAATATCAAATACATTGTTAATCGTAGCACTTTTGGAATTTAATTTGAATTTTCCATTAATTGTAGGAATGCCAACATAATCAGCTAAAGCACAAAATAATGCTTGTGAAGATTCAGCTAAATCTGTTGAATTTGCCATTTTACCTAATAATTTGAATTTCTTTACCTGAAGTCCACACCTCAAGCTCTGTTCTTAATCTACCCTCAGTTTTGAGAGTTTCGTATCTATTTATAGCTTTGCTCCGCCACCATTCAATGATGTTAGATAACTCGTGCTTTTCATAATTTTCACCAGGTAAAAGTTTATCAGTCTTACAGTTCATGTAATCAACAGTATTCTTAAATCCATAATCAGAAATATAATACCGTTTCTTTTCTGTCAACTTTTTGGCATTTTCAATCGTTAAATTGAATTCATCACCTTCTGGTGTTCCTTTGAGTGCTGCTTTTGTTAGAGCAATAATCTTGGTGAATGTTCTGAGTTTTCTACTTGTTGTTGAAGTATCTCCACCCAACAAATCTCCAGTTATATCTTCCACATAATTTTTCAAATCTGTATATCTTTGGCCGTGCATCATTGGCACAATATCAGATTCAGTCAAGCCTTTAAAACGAATATATGGTTTCATACCATCATATTGTGATACTGATTTGGTACTACCATATAAACTGGTAGTTTCAAATAGGCAAATATTCATATCATATTTTTTATTACAGATTTCTCTTACAGTATGACTGGTACAAATGGCAGATAGAAGTTTACCACCTAGGTAATTAAAACCAAATGGTTGAGATGGTACGATTACGAAACCCATAACACAAGCTGTATTAAACCGCTTGGCAGTATTCTCATTTTGAATCCAAACTTGTCCTAGGTAGTCATTACGAGGTTTCATATAGATGACTGGTGAACCTAAACGAATGAATCCTAGAATCTTTCCTGAGTTTCTTTCTTTGACTGCCAGTTGAACATTCTTGCCAACTGGTGCTTTATTAATATGTGAACTGGTAATGGCAAGTAAAGGCTCCCAAACATCATTTGGTATTTCACATACTTCAATATCCATATTCTTTGGGTGCATTGTGAAATCGGAGAATAAATCATCTTCAATTGGAAATAAAGAAGATGGCATATCAGCCACATTCTTCAGTTTCTCATCACGCATATATTCTTCGGTACTTCCAATGTTACTAAAGTAATCGTAGAATGCCTTAGCACAATACAAACCATTTTCTCTGGAGATTATCATACCTTAAATCCACTAAATGATTTCTTTTGTTTTTCTTCTCTTGTACCAAAAGTATTCAAAGGTTTATCATGACCAGCATCTGCGATACCCATCTGTGCAGCCTGTTCAACATCATATAGTTTCATTTTGGATCTATCAACACCAAGAGTAAATCGTTTGTGGAATGTTGGATCATTATAACGATTCTTCAATTGTTTTACCATGATTTGGCCAAGTTCTTCTAGTTCTTCTGAAGAAATCAAAGCAAACATTAAGTCTGCGGTGGCGGGAAGTCCGAACGATTCACTCGTATCCTCAAGACCCGGATCACTGGAAGTAAATCCTGAGCGGGTAGTCTGTGTAGCAGATACAATAGGAACATTATACTCAACAGCAAGGCCTCGTAGTTCTTCTGCAATTGCTTTAACGTAGGTGTATGAATTAATATTTGCACCAGCCTTAATACGAGCAGAACAACAAATATTGAGATAGTCAACAAATATAATATCAGGTACAAAAGACCTCTTGAGATTGAGTTCATTTAATAGTGTCCTAAAATGAATAGTTGATGCTGAGGCAGTTGGATATTCTTTGATAATTAATTTGCCTGTGGTTTTTTCACGGACACGATTAACTTTTTTATCATACATATCTTTTGGTAACTCAATCAAATCATCAATAGTAACATTCAATAAATTGGCATCGATTCGTTCTGCAATCTTTTCTTCACTCATTTCCAAAGTGATGTAAAGAACATTTTTGCCTTGAACCATGCACGAAGCAGCCACATGACACATAAAAAGAGATTTACCAACACCAGTCCCCGCCAAAGCAATATTAAGTGTCTTAGCTGGTAAACCACCTTTGGTGATTTTGTTGAAGTAGTCGAGGTCGAATGGGATTCGTTCCTCTTTTCTGTGGTAGAATTCATATCGAGCATCTGAGTCCTGTAAGTAGTCATGGCCAACGGAGTTATCAAAGCTTACTGCTAAAGCGTCCGATAATATCTTGGGAATCTGGCCTTTGTCGTGATTTTTATCTTTGCCATCGAGAATTGAAATAGACCCCAATACTGCGTTGTATATGGCCTTCTCTTGGCAGAATTGTTCGGTTTTGTCAACAAGCCATTGAACCTCGGTTTCTGTTGATTTAATTTTCTCAATCTCTGATAGATAGTCCTCGCATCTCTGAACTTCATCAGCTGTGAGATTCCTCTTTTCTTTGACGGCAATACTAAGTGCTTCAATCGTTGCCGTGTTATTGTAAGTCTCCGTGAATGATGTAATTTCATTAAATAAAGTTTTCTCTACACTATCACTAAAATACTCCGTCTTTAAAAATGGTAAAACTTTCCTAAGAAAGTCCTCATTATAAATCAGGTTCTTTAATATCGTCTGTTCCAGTTTCATCCACTATTTCCTGCTCAATATTGTTTGACATTAATTCTACAAGTAAATCACCAAGATAATTTTTAAAGTCTGTATCTTTTTCCAGCTTTCTTGGCTTATCAACTACTGATTCTAACACATCATAAGCAAAAAGTAAATACATTTGTTCATTTTCTTCTTTGAACTTTACCTTACCATATTTAAATACGGTATCTTTGTATTTACCATCAAGTAATCTAATGTGAACACTGGTACTATCATCTTTGGGGTAAATAAAACAATAATCTATGCCTTCAGTCATCATTCACCTTTTGTTTCTGTCGTTTCTCTTGTATTGTATCTTCTTTCCAAATCTTTCTTGGATTGGCACAAAAAACACAATTCTTATTACCACAACTAAACAAAGAACATTTTAGATACCGATGTGGTTGTTTCATCACATCTGTCCAGTTATAAGCCTTTGCTAATTTGATTTTGTTTTCAATTGTAGTTTTTTTCTGATGTATTCTTTTGCTATGTTTTACTTTAGCATCTTCATTACTCATCATCGGCACCATTTATGGTTTCAACTTCAAATGTTTTTTCAATATCTCCTTGCATAATATTACCAGAGGCAATTTGATATTTGTTTTTAATAAAATCTTGAAAGGATTTTTGTTTTAAAATTGGTAACCAAAACTCTTTGGTGTCTGTGTCTTTGATGCGATATTTTTTATCAGCAATCTCACCTGTATCTATATTTACTTGGCTATACCAACCATTGGAAGGTTTAACCACATGGCCGGATTCAATTGCAATATCAAGTAGACCACTCCACTTACTAATGCCACCATCAAAAGATACAGTAACGGGAATTTTAGATTTTTCTTTAACATAACGAGATTTTTCTACATTGATTATAAAATTGTAACCAACAACTTCTGTGCCTTCTTTTTCTTGTTGGCGACCAATAATAAAAATATTGTCAGCCGAATAATATGAACCTGTACCGCCACCAACAATGTCTTTAGGGAACATACCGATTTCTTTGTAAGTATGATTAACTACAATCATTGGTACATCTTTCATTGTGAGGTGTGGTGTCACCATACGGAATAAACTTTTAACTTGTTTGGCACGGGACATATCAGCAACTGATTTACCTTCTAAGGCATCTTCAACTTCTTTCTTAGACGCCAGATTACCAATAGAATCAATTACGATAATCAAATGGTCGGTACGCTCAAGTGAGGCCAATTGTTGCATGATATCAAACTTTAATTGTTCAATATCAGTAAGAGGTGTATGAAGAACTCGGTCGGTA